AACTTTGTCACCCTCAATTAATGTTTTTAAGTTTGAACAACCTACTTTTTTAATAGCTTTTGTCATACGAACACCCATAGATGATCCACGACCACTATACATAGCACCTAATATTTGACCAGCACGACCTTTTTGTGTTGTCATTAATAAATTAGGGTACTCAATTTCAAATTGTAAGGCGTCGGCCACTTGTTGACCTATATCATTTACCTCTGTTAATATATGTGCTTGATTATATGCTAAACAAACTCTAGATATTATATTAGGAAATACAAAAGGTTTAATTTCGTTACTTCTATATTTTGCTACAACTTTATAAGGCATACTAGTTACATCAAATACTAAAAAGGCAGAATAATCTTTATCTACACCACGTGATACATCAACAGCAGCCACATAAGTATGTCCTTCTTTTCTATCTTCATATATGTCAACACCTTGAGCAGACTTTATAGGTGTTACATAAGGTGTTGCCTTAATTTTAGAAGCTGATATTAAAGTATTTACAGAACCTAAAAACTCACACTCAAACTCTTGTTGGAATTGTTCTTCACTTGTGTTACGTATAGTTTGTTCTTTCCATTTATCATCACGACCTGGTACTTCACTCCAATGTACTTCTATAGGAATATAATCATTCTTTTTATTGATTGCGTCCATCCAAATCTTATAGTACATATTCATACCATAAGGTGTAGATACTATAATCATTTTAGTTTTTGTACCAGCAGATATCGTAGGATAAACTGAACTAAAAAACATTTCGGCAATGTTAGTAGGTACGAAAGCAAACTCATCAAGAAAGATAATATTAAATGAACCACCCCGAATAGCACTTGAAGAAGTGGCAGCCGCAACAATGGTAGATTTATTTTCTAATTCTATATTACCTTTGTTCCAGTTTATTACACCTTGTTGTAACCATTTTGGTAAATTTTCATATGCAAGTTGCAGTCTACCTAATATATCTCTAGCAGTAGAACTTTTGTTTGCAAGTATGGCTATGTTAGAGTTTGGATTAAATAATGCATAATGCAATAGATAAGAAATAGTTGTTGTAGATTTTCCTGATTGTCTTGGTAGTTTACATATAGTAAATCTATTCTCGTGAATTTTTTGAACAATATCTTTTTGAAATCCATACATATTAAAAGGCACTAGACCCTCATCAAGAGATACAATACGGATATATTTTTCCATAAAGTATATTGGATCTTCAGCACACTTTTGATATTCTACTATCTGATCTTGTGTATACTCAACAGGAGTATTAACCTTTTTAAGATTAGGATTCCCTAAATATGCTTCACTCATTTTTTACTCCTTTTCGGGAGTAATATTTTTTTCAATTGTTTCATCTTCTTGTTTTCTATTTAACATTTTCTGCAACTCGGCAGTTGATCCAACAAAAAGAGCATTTTTTACATTTGTGTTTGCAGTCTTTGGTACTTGTTTTAAGTCTTTTAATTTTTTTTGTAAGTCTTGTAGTTTGTCAACAGTACCTGCAACTTGTCCTAATAATTGGCCTGCAACTTCATATGCTCTAGGGTGTTGGCCTTCTTTTGCAATTTCTAATATTCCTTCAATAGCTTCATTACCTTTATCTATTAGATTATAATAACTATCTCTACTATAAGCGTAATCTTGATTGATATCTTTTTCTGTTTTTACTTCAACGTCACCTTTTGGTCTTTCCACAGGTGGTTGAAATTCTTTTGGTTGTGTAGCTTCAGGTATACTTTCAATACCTAAAATTTCATTTACCTTGTCTTCTAATTTTGCCATAACTATTCATCACTTCCTGTCTTCACGTTATATTTTTTACCGTCAGTAAAATTTTCTATTGTTGTTGTAAATCCAAAATCATCATTTACATCAGCTGATATAGGATTTGGTACAACTGTAATTCTTTCTTCTCTTGGTGGATTGTTTACTGTATCAGCATATAAATCTGATTGTACTTTTTTAATAACACCTTGATTAGTTGTAGGACCAAACAAGTATGTTTTAGCAGTAAAATTCATTGAGTATATAACTGCTCTTCTATTTGTAAATGCACCATCATAACTGTCTTCATAGTTTACATTGTTTAGAATAATAGGTACGTCTCTTTTTATATTCATATCAGGCATAACATTTACTGTTACTGTATAATCTGGTTGAAAGAAAGGTAATATTTGTTCTACAATTTGTAAACCATTTTCAGCAGTTGCTGTAAAAGCATAAACATTTAAACTTATGTTATATGGTACAGGTGTATAATTAAAACTTTGTTTTTTTGACTCTGCAAAATCTGTTGGCGATGTTTCTAATAATGGATATTCAGCATATCCTGTTGTAGTATTTGCTTGTTCAAACTGAATATAACCACTATCATCTTCCATATATACTCTGTCCATTTTAGCAACAGATTGATCTCTTGTCAATGGTGTTTTTTCTGTTCTATATTTTTGAACCCTTGTTAATTTTCTACTAGGGTCATATGATAGTCCTGATATTTCAAAACCTATTCTAGGCAAAGTTATTGCCATTGATCTATCATCTAAATCAGCTTGTTGATCTAAACGAACTAAAAACTTTTCTTTAGGAGCATATGCTAAAGGAACTTTTATTCTTTTTAAAACAGCACCAGTTTCATTATTCTTACTTTCAATAACTATATTATTAAATAGTTGTCCGAAAGCAATAATAATCTTTCTTAATCCTTCATTGTAAAACGGTGTTCCAAACATTATTGTCCTTTATCGGCTATCTTACCTTTGTTAATTCCTTCTTTAATTACATAATCCTGTGTGCCATTTGCACCAGCAACCACTTCTTTTTTTAAATTTCTTGATAGTTCCATTTCTTTTTTTTGTTTTAAAGTTTTATTATGAAACTCATGTAATTGTCTATGTCTATCTCTTTCCATTAAATGTCTACCTCCCCAAATGGATTTCTTTCAGTAAAGTCTAGTACATCATCTGCTACAGAAGCAGTATCAAAACCGGCTGCCGTATCTAAATCTAAATTTTGTGCATAATCAGATTGAGTTTGTACTGTAGTTTTTGTTGCGTCATATTCTTCGTTTAATAGGAAGTTAGCATTACCAGATGATACGTCATCTTGTTCTAGTTGAACGCTACCAGCTTCGTTTTCTAACTTCACTCTGTCTACTAATAGATTAACTGAATTTTGTCTTTCTCTTTTATCAATGTCTTTTATTCCAACATCTAATTCTTCATTTGAATATTCCCAACGTGTAACTCTTAATTTGTAAACAGGTAAGTTACCTAATTGAAAGAAAGGTTCCTGATCTTCTACAAATTGAATTTCAAAGAAACTATTCATCAAAGGAAAGAATAATATATCTCCTTCGTTTGGTCTACCTTTTACGTTTAATTCTGTTCTAATATCCACTTTATTCATAAAACGTCTTTTAGATACCATCAATGTAGTATCTTCTCTAATTTCTAATCCAAACTTATTGATTAATTCTTGCTGACCAGCAAATCCCTCGGTAGTTTCAAAATACATTTCAATAGGAAAAGCATTTTTAAATTTACTATTAACGTCTTCACCTAATACTAAATCTCTGTTTACAATTTCTCTAGGCATATAGTAAATTAAATTACCATATATCTTTAATCCTTCTATGATTAAATCTTCGTATAGATATTTTTCGGATGCATTTCCGATGCCATCTCCGTGCTGAAAGTATGGATTCATTACTACCATAGTTTTTATCCTATTAGAAAGTTATGAGGCTCTTCAAATGTTGTACGTATTTCGTTTTCTAGTTTTTCACATTCTTGTAGTGATTCAGAATATATTTGGCCTCCGTTAAGAGTCACACCACCTACCATAGCAACGCCGTTGAATTTAGATAGGTTTGCTCCCCATTGTTTTTTAAATAGTGTTGTGACATATCTTTTTAACCACTGGTCATTGTATACATCTGTAAATGTTTCCGGATCTAATTTTCTAAAACAATCTATTACTAAAAATTCACCTACTTTTAAATCTTCTTTCCAATCCATATCAATGAATAGTTTGTTATCGTTTTGATTAAATCTTAATGGTTTTTCACCAACTAAAATGTGATCTAAAAAGTCTAACTGTCTCATCACAAGATCATAGTTAACTACCGATGTTGAAGAAAAATCATAGAGATCATTTAGTCTCATCTGATATCTTACATCAAATAAATTTAAACTTCCTTTACTTGAAAAAGGAAATAAATTAGTGACAGATATAACTGATTCAGGAACCACTATATAATTTTGATTTTCTTTCCATGCTGTAGTTACCGAATTTTTAGTTTGTGATTCTGCTACGTCTCCGTTAGTCACAATTCTATCATAATCTGATTGTGTATATTGATATTTTAAATAACATCTTCTTATTGCATTCATGTGATATTGAGAATAATATTGTAAAGCTTCATCAAGTCTATCCTCTAATTGATCATTGTCAACGTTAATTTCTATAACAGGTTGACCTAATGCTCTTAAAGCGTAATCTTTTAACTGTTCTCTTGTTGTTGGTGTTGCCATAATTCTATTTATCCCTTAATTAACTTGTTGTTCCGTACATAGTTTTTAATACGTTACCACTTGAATCTTTAATTTGTATATTTGTTGTGTTGTTAACTGTGCTTAAAGTTATGTCACCTGCTACTTCTAAACCAGTACCATTAATCAACATCAATTTGTCTGATTTCCATCTTGCTGAAATATTATTAGCGCCGGCCTTCTTATGTGTAAATTCTAGTATGCCATCTTCGGTACCATCACTTGCATCCGAAATTTTTGCTGTAATTTTAGCATATATTACTTCTTGATCGGCGTCATTTTCGCCTTTGAATTTTATTTGTCCTAGATAATCTCCGTCATCAGGACTTGAGCTGTTTCTTTTTAATGTAATAACAGGACCAGCTGTACTTGAATCTTCCGTTGATGTTAATAATAATGAGTCATCTGAAATTGTATTATTAACAATCTCCATCATTCCTTCAGGAGCATTTGTACCAATACCAATTCTACCAGTTGGTCTTATATTAAATTTTTGCTCTCCACTTATAAAAACTCTAAAACTACCAGCAGTACCAGCATTATTTGGATCCAATTTTATTTGAAAATCAGCAGCTGCACCACACAAATCAGTTATTAAATCTGAACCATCGGTATCGTTTATTCTAATTTTAGGTATAGCAGCTCTAACTTCTAAAGTTGTTGCTGGACTTGTTTGATTAATACCTACTCTATTGTTTGTTGTATCTATAGTCAAAGGCGCAACAATACCTGTTGAACCAGTATAACCTTGTGAACCTGTAAAACCACCTGTTAATGGTTGTAAAGCCCATGCCTCGCCATTCCATTTCCATGTACGTACACCTAAATTATACGTATCATTTAAAGACGGTCCAGACGGAAAATTTATCGTTGGCATATTATAATTCTATCCTTTTAAGTTTCTCGTTCCACATATTTATAATATTTATACTAACTTTAGGACAGCTATTTTCCAATAAAAAACCCCCGGAGACGAATCGCCGGGGGTTAATCTTTTTCTTTGATTACTATAGATTATTATGCTTTAACAATCTTTAGCGTGTGAGTTGCAGCTGTCGTTACCGAACCTGCTGGAAACTCTTGCGCTCTGTAGTCATCACCAACTTGTCTAGTTTGGTAATTAGAACCATCAAGTATAGTGTTAGCCATACCTGAACCTCTTGTAGTACCAGAACCATTAAAGTTGTATCTAATAGTATATCCGTCTGTTGAAGCACTTGCAGTCGCTCTAATCCACTCTTGACACAAAGTATCAAAAGCTGAACCAGATTGTTGTAAGTGATTTGAGCCGTCTATATTCATTAGACTTTCGTAAGATGACGTAGCACCATTTACTCTTTGTAAATAGTAACTAGTAATCGTAGTTGGGTTATCCAATGAGTGGTCACCAATTGATCCAGCAGCATAAGCGCCAGTGTTGGCTCTTGTGTCTACGAATATTGGTGTGTTTGCACCACTAACTTCAGTAGCACCACTAACAGACGCTGAAGATGATATAAAATATGTACCACCTTGTTGCGTTGTAGTTGTACTCGCTGTAAGTAAGTCAATAGCAGGATGTAAGAACGTGTCCTTAATATCTGCTAAAGGCATAGCATGAACTTCACCACCACTTGTGTAGTATACCGGCCATGTTGTACCTGTGTCAGCTGTCGGTGTAACCGAAGCAACTGTCTGACTAACTTTGTCATAGTTTGTCGTTACAGTTTGAGGGTTCTGTGTTGTACCTGATCCTGGAAAAGAAGATGAACTGTTAGAAACAGTACCTGCTTTTAATCTAGTATCAGAAATTGCTCCTAAAGAGCCACTTGAACCTACTACTGATAACGTAACTGACGGCGATAGAGAATATTGATAAACAATATTATCTACCACTGCGTCAACCTGAGCTGAAGTCATTTCAATAAGATCACTACCGTTGTATATTAGCGGGTTTCTTGTTGCCATTATTTATTTCTCCTTATTTGCTCTGCTTACTATGAAGCGTTACCTATGATTGTTTTTAATGTAGTACCTGAACTATTTTTGATTAGTAAAGTTACAGCTGAGCTGAAGTTACTTGAATCAACAGTGTCTACTTGGTCACCTTTTGATCCTGTAAATCCAACAACACCTTGGTTAGAAAGCTCTACCCATTGTGTGCTGTTACCATCGTTGTAGTAAAAGTATTGAACACCAGTTGCGTTATCTACCCAGATATCGCCTTCGCCTACGCCTGAAGTTGGCGGAGAAGCTGATGTTGTAATATCAAGATTACCTTCAGATCCAGTGTAACCAATGTCACCTTTTGATCCTGTGAAACCTGTATCACCTTTTGATCCTGTGAACCCTTTAGATCCAGTGAAACCAATGTCCCCTTT